ACCTACTATACAAGAATTGCACGAAGAGAATGCACTTGTCAGCTACAAGAATGACCAGTTAAACCTACTCTTAAACCAAGAACCAAAGAAAGAATGGATAAAGGAGCATCCATTTGTTAAAGGTCACAAGTATATCCCAATCGACAAAGTTGAGTTTATGCTTAGAAAGATATTTAAAAAATACTCAATCGAGATTACTAACCAGGGGACTTCTTTTAACGGAGTTTGGGTTACAGTCAGAGTGCATTACTTTCATCCAACTGAGGCGACTATGATGTATCACGATGGAATCGGAGCGGTGCAGTTACAAACTGCAAAAGGGACTTCTCCTGCTGACCTTGCTAATATAAACAACGGTGCTTTGTCAATGGCTTATCCAATTGCTAAGACTTTAGCCATTAAGGATGCGTGTGACCACTTTGGAAAACTATTTGGATGTGACCTTAACCGCAAAGATACAATGGCGTTTAAAGTGGATGCAAATCCATTAGATTTGAAAGAACAGTTAATCGAATTGTTTAATCTTAAAAGGGATATGATGCCAACGGATGAAATACTAAACACTTTAAGGGTTATAGAAAACAACGAAGTAAAATCCTTTAACAAACAATTTGAATATCTTAAAAACTTATGAGCATACAACTTAACAAAAACCGCATCGGCAATATCAGTTCAAGCAACATCCATAAATTAATGGGGAGCAAGAAGCCGAAAGAAACATACTTAACCGAGTTATCTTATGAGCGTAGATTAGGCAGAAGCTTGAGCAACGAAACAACATCTAAGCCGACATCATGGGGGCATCTCCTGGAGGGAATTGTTTTTAATCAATTAGGGCGTGAATACTCTTTAGTTTCTGATGAAACAATCAAACACCTTGACTTTGACTATTGGTGTGGAAGTCCTGACGGTTATACGAATGACTCAGTTATTGACATAAAGTGTCCGTTTACCTTAAAATCGTTCGTAGAGTTAGTTGATATTAAAGATATAGAAACTTTAAAATACGAGCGACCTGAATACTACTGGCAATTAGTTTCTAATAGTATTCTTTTAGGGAAACAATTTGCAGAATTAATCGTATATTGCCCCTATGAAGATGACTTGGGACTTATCAAACACCACGCTCAAAACGTAGATGCTCAAGACCTTTACAAATACTATTGGTTAGGCTCAGCAATGAATGAAGAAATCCCATTTGTATTACCAAACTCAGAGTTTAAGGATTTGAATATCTTTAAATTTGAAGTACCAACCGAAGACAAAGAATTATTAACCGAAACAATTAAACAAATTAAATTATAAATCATGGCAGAAATCCTATCCGGTTCAATCAATCTGAACCTAATCAAAAAAGAAAACATCAAAGAAGTAACTTTAAAAGACGGCTCAACGGCTAAGTTCTTAAACATCAACATCGCAATCAACAATGAAGTAGACCAGTACGGCAATGTCGCAGGTTTAACCATCTCTCAGAGTCAAGAGGAAAGACAAGCCAAGACTAAGAAAGTTTACTTAGGTAACTTAAAAAGAGTTTGGAGCGACACGCCTCCTGCATTGGAAGTGACAATTAAAGACGAAGACGATAATTCATTACCCTTTTAAAAAATAACAATATGTTAAATTCCAAACAAAAAATTAACGAAATCCCAATGTTCAAGTATGAACTTAATCTAATTCTTGACACAAATGCTTTTGAAGAAGAAACTTTTTTAGTCGATATCTTTGAAACAAAAGGAAGTATTTACGCTTACTTATTAGCGGAAATGTCAACTGATTTATATCCTCATGTAGTAACTATTGAGCAGGAAGTTTATGTTACTGAATATGCAATGCAAATAATTTATTTCATTGAAATGATGACTAATGCTTTAGACGGTCAAGGCGAGTTATTGCCGAATATTTTAAAGATTAATATCCAGCAATATGAAACTTTTGAAGAGGCTTATAGAGTAGCTAATAACATAAAACAAGTTTTTGCATTAGAAAACAATTAAACCATTATGAACTTACAACTACTATCTAACCCAAACAAACTATCCTCAGGCGTAATGCTTGAGGGTGTTTGTCTGCAACATCTTAACAACATCAGAGCTGAGATTCTTACTTCTAAAAACTTTGCTAAGTGGAGAAAATCAATTAAAAAAGAACTTAAAAAAATTCAAAACAATGAAATTAGAAATTAAACACCTTGCCCCTTATTTGCCTTACAAAATTTGTGGGGTGTGCGAAGGAGAACACGCAATAGAGTTAGTGTTAGGCGTATATGAAAACGAAATAATAACCGATATTGATGGTACAACATACGACAATTTTAAACCTATCCTTAGACCATTAAGCGACCTTACAAAAGAGATTGAACACAATGGAGAAAAGTTTGTGCCGATTGAATGGTTATTTAATAACTTAGTAGATGAAAGTGATGTTGTTGAATTTGATTTTACAAAAGGCATAATTCCTATTTTTCAAGTAGATGATGGATGGAATCATTGTATCTCATTTAAAAATGATTATGGCAGGGACTTATGTTTTTCATTTGATAGTAATAGTAATTCATTTATGTTGGGGTTAGGTTGGGAAAATGAATTTGGGGTTGAATGGTGTAACATTTCAAATCAATATGAAATGTTCCAAAAACTATTTGAATGGCACTTTGATTTATTCCGATTGATTGAAAACAACTTAGCAGTAAACATTAACACAATTACAAAATGAGAATCACAGTTAAAAAAATAGGCATGTTCTTCAACACAACCAAAGAATCAGGTAAAGAACTTGAAGCTTCAAAAGAAAAGGCAAGGACTCAGAACCAACTTCTCCTGGATAGGTTGCCATTTAACCAAGAGTTCTCTGCCTGGACTATCTTTAATCAGAATATGTTAGGCGTACACACTCCGATAACATCCATTAGACGAGCATTAAACACGCTTGAGAAAGAATCTAAGATTAAAAGAGTAGGCTCAAGAATTGGCAACCTCGACAAAAAAGAATTTACATATAAATTAAATTTGGAAATTTAAATATAAATAGTATATTCGCACCGTTATGATGGGGTGAAGACCATCAATTAAATAACAAAGATATTAGTCACACCAGTAGAGATTGCTTCACCAACTCTACGGGTTGTGGCTTTTTTTATTAAACAAAAACATGGCAAAGGGACTACCTTATTTTAAGTTTACTCCAACCGAATGGTTGACGGGTGACATTTGTTACGAAGATTTTGAAGTACAGGGTTTATTTATAAACATTTGTGCATTGTACTGGCAACGAGATGGCAAATTATCGGTTGAAGATATCAATAGAAGATATAAGAAACCGACCGCTTTTGATTTGCTTATTGGTCGCTTTATTTCGGTTATTGATGGGTTAATTACTATTGACTTTTTAGATGAACAATTACACGAAAGAGGGCATCAATCAGTTGTAAATTCTGCTAATGGTAAGTTAGGCGGACGCCCGAAAACAAAGGGAAAAAAACCGAACGCTAACCGAAACGAAAGCGAAGAGAAAGCGAAAAAAAGGCAACAAGAAGAAGAAGAAGAAAAAGAAAAAGAATTAAATAAGAATAATATAGAGAGCCGCAAATTAAAATTTGCTAACACACTCACAAGTTATTTAGGTACATATGGCAAAGAGTTTGTAAGAGAGTTTTATGACTATTGGACTGAGCCTAACAAATCAAATACTTTATTTAAACAAGAGCTTGAAAGAACATGGAGTTTAGAAAGAAGACTTGGAACATGGGCAAGGAATGAAAGACCTTATGCAAAAACACCAATAGAAAACAAACCAACACTTAAAGAATACAAACCAAGATGAACAACGCAATTGACATAGAACACGCAGTTATCGGAGTGCTAATGATAGATACTACTTCTTTAAGTAGATGCACCGTTACACCTGATATGATGTTTGACCAGGCTAATAAAGTTATTTTAAAAGCAATATTAGATTTAGCAGAACAAAACAAACCGACTGATTTACTATCGGTAAACGAAAAGACTGGAGGTAAGTTACTTAATGAGTTAGTTGAAATTACTTCTAAGGTAGCATCAAAAGCAAACTTAGAATACCATTGCTCAATCTTAATTCAAAAGTACATCAGCAGAGAATTAATGATGCTTTGTCAAAGAAGTATAAGCGAGATTAACAATATTGACAACGATGTTTTTCAAACGATACAAAAAATAAATACTGAGATTGAAACTTTTAGCATTAAAAATGCAAAGGATTTTAAAGAGTTTAAAACAGTAGCTCACGAAATGATTAAGAAAATTGAAACCATGCAACTAAGTGGAAATAAGATAGTAGGTTTAGACACGGGGTTTGCCAGGTTAAATGCTATTTCAAACGGTTGGCATAGTCCTGACTTGGTAATTATCTCAGCGAGACCTGCGACGGGCAAGACTGCATTCGCTTTGAACTTAGCGGTTAACTTAGCAAAACAAAATATACCCGTTGCGTTCTTTAGTTTAGAGATGTCAACCGAACAATTAGCTATGAGAGTAATAAGCTCAATGACGGGCATCTATTCAAACTACTTAACTAAGGCAGAAATTCACGAGGGCAATTGGAAGACTTTATTAAGTACGGATTTTAATTTACCTTTGTATGTTGACGATACTGCAAGTTTAAACTTATTAGACTTTAAAGAGAAAGTTCGCAAGGCAAAAAAGAAATGGGGAATTAAAGCGGTGTTTGTTGACTATCTTCAGTTAATGACTGTTTACGGAAAGGGTAACCGAGAGCAAGAAATAAGCACTATCTCTCGCACACTTAAGGCAATGGCTAAAGAGTTAGATATTCCAATCATTGCACTGGCACAGTTAAGCAGAGATGTCGAAAAGAGAAACGGAGAGCCAAGATTAAGCGACTTAAGAGAATCAGGAGCTATTGAGCAAGATGCTGATATAGTTATCGCATTACACAACGAAGAACCTGAAAGTGATAATCCATTAATAAAAGTACTATATTTGAAGCATCGAAACGGAGAGGTCGGATTCATAAGACTTCAATTTGAAAAAGGTAAACAATTATTTAAAGATACATTATAAAAAAACAACATACAACAATGACAACCGCAACGGATTCAAAACAGTACACCGAAACACAGTATAGAAGATTATACAAAACTTTACTAAATGACCACCAAACCTTAAGAACAAAATATGTTCAGGTATCTAATGAAAACAAACTACTTAAAGCAAAAATAGAAAGACCAGTGCGACAGGATGTTGGAGCTGACATCCAAAAAGTAAAGGATGTCATTAACAACGAATTTGGTCTTGACATAGATGTCCAAATAAGAAGAAGAGATGTGATTGATGCGAGGTCAATGTACTATCGCTATCTAAGGGATAATACTTTAATGTCATTGCAAAAAATAGCAGGGACATTAGCAATGAATCACAATCACGCTACCCTCTATAATGCCTTAAATAAGCATGATGACAATATGAACTATGACAAAGTATATCGAGGCAAGTATGAAATTATTTTAACTAAGATTGCAGAACTAAACACAATACAAAATGAAGACATGCAAAATATGTCTTAATCAATTTGAGCCTGTTAGAGCTTTAATGGTTACCTGCTCTTATACCTGCGCTTTGGCATATAGTAGGGGCAAAATTGCAAAGGTTGTAAAGGCCGAGAACAAAGTTAAAAAGGAAAGAATGAAAACTAAGAGTGAACATCTCAAGGAATTGCAAACTATTTTTAACAAGTACATAAGGACAAGGGATTCTCAAGAACCTTGCATCAGTTGTCGGACTATTTCAAATGTCAAGTATGATGCTGGGCATTACATAGCAGTCAGCGAAAGTCCTGCACTCAGATTCAATGAAGATAATTGTCATAAGCAATGTAGTAATTATTGCAATGTTAATAAGTCAGGCAATTACCACGCTTACCGATTCCATTTAATAGACAAGATAGGAGTTGAAAGAGTTGAGGCTTTGGAGAGTTCAAGACATATTCCAATACATTTAAGCATACCCGAAATAGACGAGCTTAAAACAGTTTATAAAAGTAAAATAAAAGAATTATTATGAATGTAATTAATTTTAGCGGTGGTCGAACTTCTGCATATATGACAAAGAAGCTTATAGATAAAGGAGGCGAATATATTGTAACTTTTCAGAACACTGGCAAAGAAATGCCACAAACATTAGACTTTATTAATGAGTGTGACAAACGATGGGGTTTAAATATTGTATGGCTTGAGTTTAGGTTTGGTAATGGGGTTGAAGTTGTAACTTATGAAACTGCCTCAAGAGATGGTCGACCATTTACGGAAGCAATAGAACATAAAAAACAATTCTTACCGAATCAAATGATAAGATACTGTACCCAGCTCATGAAAATTGAAACTCTTAAAAGGTATTTAAAATCGATTGGCATAACTGATTATACAAGTTTTAATGGCATTCGATATGATGAACCGAGAAGATGGAATAAGATTAAAAACTCTGACTTAGACATTGAATTGCCTTTAGTAAAATGGAAGACTACTAAAAAAGATGTTTTAGATTGGTGGAAATTGCAAGAGTTTGATTTAATGGTCAACGAACCTTATGGAAACTGCGACTGTTGTTTTTTAAAAGGCAAGGGCAAACTGTCAATAATAGCTAAAGAAAAGCCTGAACTATTTCAATGGTGGATTGATGCTGAGAATAAAGCAGGGGCAACATTTAAAAAAGAAACAACTTATACTAACATATTAAACAAGTCTAAAAATCAGATTGGACTATGGGATAATGACCCATCGTTTGAGTGTTTTTGCAACATAGATTAAAAATAATTAGGTTTTGTTAAATTTAAAATTTAATATTGTAAAATAATGTCAGAGTTAATTAACAACTATATCGACAACTTAGTCTTTAAGATAGCCGCTAAAGAGGGCGGATGTTCTCGCAACCGTAAACCTGAAAAGGTAGAGTTTTGGATATATCGCCCTAACTACACAACGGTTGTGACAGTGACTTATGTAGAGCTTGAACGGTGTATGATGTTAGCGACATACCCCGAACACTTAAGAAAATATATTGAGTAACAAGTTTAACATACTGCTTGTAGAGTTTAATGACTCAAAAATCTTCAACGATTATTGCAAGAAGTACGGACATAATAACCACCAAGAACTAAAGTCAGAAGTCTTGTCAATCCTTTTAGAACTGCCCGAAGATAAAAAGGAGACCATTGCAGAGAACAATTATTTAACCCCTTACGCTTTGCAGATTCTTAAGTTTCAAGTATCACATTGCAACTGGACTGCATTTCGTAAGAAGTTTGGCAATAGAGAAAATTTAGTTTTAGTGGAGAATTTTGACGATGACAAAGGTAAAATCTACATAGAGAATCACTATCAAAATAAACAATCACTACCGATATTTGATGTTAAGGATTACGATGCCCACGATATAGACGAAGAGTTCATTGATACTGAAAAGGTAGTTAAGAAAATCGAGCAGGATATGTTAGACCAAAACAACAAATACTTTTATCATTCAAGACTACTAAACGAGCTTATTATAACTGGAGTTAACACAAAACAATTAAGCCGAGATATTGGTATTCCTTACACATCAGTAAGACACGCTATAAAAGAATATAGACAACACCTTAAAGAATGGTTAAAATAATATACATTAACGAGAAGGACTCAGGCGTAGGCTATCATAGATTGCAAATACCTTTTGCAAACTTAGACCAAGACTATAAGGACTTAGACATTAAGGGAACGAATGGTTTTACACTTGAGTTTCATCCTCGCCAATTTGATATCGTAGTTTTGAACCGAATGTATAAGCATGACGAAGACTATTTGTTAAAGGCAAAAAATAGTGGTTGCAAGATTATCCTTGATATAGACGATTGGATTAAGCTACCTGAATATCACCATAAGGATGGCGTTAAGGATTCTATTTTAGAGCAAAGAATATTAGATGCCATTGGATACGCAGATGTTATTTGGACGGCTTCAGAGTATCTTAAGGAGTGTTTAAAGGACTATCATACAAATATAGTTTATATTCCTAACGGCATAGACTTCACACAACCTCAGTTTATACCTAATAAAAAACCTCAAGACAAATATACTATTGGTTGGATAGGGGCAAACAACCACCATTTAGATTTAAAGAAGTTAGCAGAACCGTTTACTAAATTACTTAAGAATAAGAATCATTCCCTTTTATTGGGAGGCTACAATGACAGTTCAAACGAATACTATCAACTAATTGAAAGTTACTTTACATCTAACTTTCAGCGACCACCTAATCAATACACAAGAGTTGAATGGATGGATGTCATGAATTATGCACTAATGTACAATTTAATGGACTGCGCTTTAGCTCCTTTGGGTAGTGACAAGTTTAGCCAGTGCAAGTCAAATCTTAAAGTCTTGGAGGCAGGAGCGTTTAGTTTACCTATCATATGTTCAAATGTAGAGCCTTACAAAGAGTTTATAGAACAAGGCTTAGTGCTTACACCTAAGGGCGATTGGGACGGAGTTATGAAAGGATTAATCAGCAACCCAAAGAAAGGAATTGAACTTGGCGCAAAGCTTCACAAATACGTTAAAGAGAAATATAACATTAAAACAATTAATAAATTAAGATACAAATCAATAATGAATTTAATAAGCAAATAAAATGGAAGAAATATTTAAAGATATAGAAGGATATGAGGGCATTTATCAAGTTTCAAATCTTGGTAATATAAAATCTTACAATCAAAATAAAGAAGGTAAAATATTAAAGCCAAGTGCACATAGCAGAGGTTACGTAACAGTTAATTTAAGAGGCAATATAAATAAAACTTCTACTATTCATAGGTTGGTAGCAGAAGCATTTATAAGCAATCAACAAAATAGAAAAGAAATCAATCATATAAATGGTATTAAAACCGATAATAGATTAGAAAATCTTGAATGGGCTACTCGCTCTGAAAATCTTTTACACGCCTATAAAACAGGTCTTAGAAAAGCTAATGATAAAAAAGGCAAAGACCACCCACTATCAATCCCAGTGGTTCAGTTAACATTAGATAATATTATCGTAGGGGTTTATGCAGGGGTAAATGAAGCAGCGAGACAAACAGGGGGAAATCAATCTGCAATATCAAACTGCTGTAATGGTAGAAGTAAAACAGCCTTAGGATATAAATGGCAATTTTCAATATAAATTATGATAATATTAATAAAAGCGTTATGGATTTCAGGTTTTGCCTTTGCACTGCATGAGTTCTTCCAATTCTTAATCAGTAAGTTTCCGAATAGAAAACTTAAGAAGCCATTTTCTTGCGTCACTTGTCTTTCTATGTGGCTTGGTGTAATAACATCCATTGTAATGTTAGACCCTTTGCTTATCTTTGTTCCGTTTGTTCTAACCAAAGTAATTAACAAGTTTTTATGGAATTAACGAAGGCGCAATATGAGCTTATTGTAGACTCAATCGGTAGATACCGTTTAACAATGTCTGAAAGATTCATGGTCTACCATGATGAAGACCAACATAAGGCAAGAGTCTTGCGAAAAGATTTAGGAATAGATACACCATTGCCGAACTGTTCATCCTGCGATGGGTTGGCTTATAGTGAGGCTTTATTTGGGGAGTTAAATAAATTAGTTATAGAATATGAAAAAATACATTAAGGTAGTTCACGATGGTAATGCAGGGGACGTAATATATTCATTGTCAAGTCTTTACGATTATTGCCAAAAGAATGACTGCAAGATAGTTTACTATATTAGAATAGGAACACCGAGTGGGTTTACTGATGAGACACACCCCGTAGGCGATGTTATGTGCAATGATGCGATGTACAACTTTATTGAACCATTGCTAAAGGCTCAACCTTATATTCATGATGTTATCAAATTAAACAAGGGCGAGAACATGGTTGTAGACTTTGACTTAAACTTGTTTAGAAAAGAATACAAGAACCTAAGTGCAGGTAACATTCAAAACTGGATAGCAAACGCGTATCATGAATTTAGACCGAACCTATCAAAGCAATGTGTATTTTTACCTGAGAACATCGGCAACAATTATATAATCGTAAACCGAACTACAAGATACAATAACTTTTTTATTGATTACACGATGTTAGAGCAATACGATAATGTGTACTTTGTAGGGACTGAGAAAGAATTTAAGAGGTTTGCAATTCACAACGATAAGATACAACACTTAAAAGTTTCTAACGCCTTAGAGATGGCAATAGCGATTAATGGTTGCAAGTTATTTATAGGCGGTCAGAGTTTAGCCTTTAGCATAGCAGAACAATTAAAAGTAAAAAGGATATTAGAACAGTACTTATATGCTCCTAACGTAATCCCTCAGGGTGGCGAGTGGTTCACTTTTCACACCAACGAACAATTTAAAACAATTTTAGATAAAACATTATGATTGACGAATACGAAAAAATAGGCAACAGTTACAAGAGCAAAGTTTTTGGCAACCCCCAAGACATTTATACGGATAACTACTGGAGTACACCGATAAGGTCATCCATTGACGAACAAGTGTCTAATGTTGTAGACAAGAATAGACTTGTCATTGAAAACTTAACACACATATTCCCAATGAAAAATCTTGAGATTGCTTGTTCGCCAGGCATTCTATTAAAGGAAATGACTTTAAGATTTGATTGCGTAGGGATTGAGGTTGATGAAAAGTACAAAGAGCAAATAGAAAAATATTCTAATCCTGCTAAATTACATTTTGGGTTCTTCCCTGAAATTAGTAAAGAATGGGAATCAAACCAATATAGCAACATAATTGCTTTAGATGTCTTTGAACACATTGAGGATTCAAACGGATTCCTTGAGGAGTGTAACCGTTTAATGGTAACGGGTGGACACTTAATAATTCAAAGTCCTATTATCCTTGAGGACGGTCAAATGGATGGCAAAATGTTTAACGGACTTGAGCATATTTGGATATACGGGATTCAGGACTTAAAACAATTACTTAATGAACATGGCTTTAAAGTTTTAAAAGTAGATAGGCACATTATCGGACACGAACAAATAACCGCAATAAAATTATAATTATGGCAGAAACAAGCAAATCAAGACCAAGAAGAGAAGCAAACGGATTCTTTGACAAGTATGTTCAAGGCAAAGTAATTGACATCGGAGTAGGTAGAATTGACACTTATGACGGTGCTGACCCCTTAACTGATTGGTGCGACACTTGGGATAAGGACAACGGCAACGCAGAACTTATGGAGGAAGTCGAGGACAATACCTATGACTTAGTTTATAATTCTCATTTACTTGAACACTTAGACCGCCCTGAGTTAGCAATAATGAATTGGATGCGAATCACTAAGCCAGGGGGTTACCTTATTATGGCAGTTCCACACCGAGACTTATACGAGAGAAAAACCAAGATGCCGAGCAAATGGAATCGTGACCATAAATTCTTTATAATGCCTGACGAAGAAACCTTGCCTGACACTCGAAGCTTTAAACATCTTATTGAAGTTGGTTGCAGGAATTTTAAGTATAAAATAATCAGCATTGAGACCAATGACACCTCAAGCAATAAGGATAAACCCGAAAAACATGGCAACGGGGAATACCAAATAGAGGCAATCATTCAGAAACTTTAAACAAAAAACAATATATTATAAATAATGGGAGTACCTAAAACGCAAACGAACAAATTGACTGAGGATGCAATAAACAAGTTTCCTGAGATGTCAAAGTCGGCAATAGCGAGATACTTACACGCTACCTACCCAACACACTTTAATAACATTGAGAATGCCAGGTCAATGATTCGTAAGTTAACAGGAGCGCAAGGGGATGGAAGACGAAAGTACAAACAGTTAGACCACACCCCTGCAATCGAAACTCAATTTAATCTACCAAAGTCAGAGGGTAGGCAAAGAGAGTTTTACCACTTAGACAAAGGTAT